GAACAAGAGGCCGCCATGGGTGCATACAACCCTGAAGTGTATGACAAGGTCTATGAGTGGTACACATCTGGCCCGAGACAGCGTTTACAGCCGGGTGGTGCCATCATTATTGTGATGACCCGCTGGTCTGTACGGGATCTGACCGGACAAATCATCAAAAAGTCCGCAGAACGCGAAGGATCTGACGAATGGGAGGTGATTGAGTTCCCTGCCATCATGCCTTCTGGTCAACCACTATGGCCTGAGTTCTGGCCACTGCCACAACTTGAGGCTCTGAAGGCTGAACTCCCTGTTTCGAAGTGGCAAGCCCAGTATCAGCAGGATCCAACGTCCGAAGAAGGTGCGTTAATCAAGCGGGAGTGGTGGCGCGAGTGGGATAGGGAGTCTCCGCCGCAATGTGAAGCTATTATCCAGTCATGGGACACCGCATTCTTGAAAACACAGCGCTCTGACTACAGTGCTTGTACGACGTGGGGCGTATTCTATCACCCGAATGACGAGGGCAAGGATGTCCCGAATCTGATATTATTAGATAGCTTTAAGGAAAAGTTGGAGTTCCCCGATCTCAAGCGTGCCGCCTACGAGCATTACTGGGAGTGGGAGCCTGATCAAATGATCGTGGAGAAAAAAGCCTCCGGGGCTCCGTTGATCTTTGAACTAAGAGCGATGGGAATACCTGTGACGGAATTCACCCCGTCTCGAGGACAAGACAAGATCGCCCGGGTGAATGCTGTGAGCGATTTGTTTGCATCTGGCGTTGTTTGGGCGCCACCCACTCGGTGGTCAGATGAATTGATTGAGGAGTGCGCGGCATTCCCATCCGGAGACCACGATGACTTGGTGGACTCCATGACACAAGCGTTACTACGTTTCCGCCAAGGCGGATGGATCCGGTCTTCTATGGATGACTGGGACGATGAACCTAAATATACACGGAAGGTTGAGTATTACTGATGGCCATTGAAAAGACGATGGAGCCTTTAACAGAGGTTCAGGTTGAGATTCCTGATCAAGAAATTGAACTCGAGGTGATCAATCCCGACGCAATGACTATCGAAGAGGAAGACGGAAGCTTATCGATCATCCTCGATCCTGAAATGCAAGAAGACCTGATGGGTCCAGATCACGACTCAAACCTTGCTGAATTTATTGACGATGCCGATCTTGACGAGATGGGCATGGATCTTCTTGAGCATTTCAAGTCGGATCGTGAAAGCCGTAAAGATTGGGCGCGGTCATACATCAAGGGCCTAGACCTCATGGGCTTCAAGATGGAAGAGCGTGATCAGCCATGGCCCGGAGCATGTGGAGTTTTCCACCCAGTCCTCACAGAATCTGTCGTTCGCTTCCAAGCGCAGGCGATTACCGAAATATTTCCAGCCGGCGGTCCTGTCCGAACAAAAGTTCTCGGAACCATGGACGAGGCGAAGATAAAGCAAGCTTCTCGAGTTGAGAATGAGATGAATTATCAGCTCACGGAGAATATGTCTGAGTACCGCGACGAGTTTGAGCAGATGCTGTTCAAGCTTCCACTAGCAGGATCTGCATTCAAGAAGGTTTACTACGACCCAACACTTGAGCGCCCAGTGGCGATGTTTGTTCCTGCTGAAGATTTTGTCGTGTCCTATGGTGCGTCCGATCTAAATACCGCAGATCGCTACACGCACGTCATGAAAAAGAGCCCCAATGAACTACTTAAGATGATGGTCAATGGGTTCTATCGAGATGTCGATTTGCCGGACCCAGCTCCGGAATACTCCGACATCGAGGAGAAGTACGATGATCTTGGCGGAGAAACACCTTACGGGGTTGATGACGATGATAGACACACAATCCTTGAGATGCACGTTGATTATGACCTGCCCGAACCATTTGGAGATCCTGATGGGATTGCTCGCCCTTATGTTATTACGTTAGACAAATCATCAGGTACGATCCTTTCCATCCGGAGGAACTGGTTTGAAGATGATCCCAAGAAGCACAAACGGCATCATTTTGTACACTATCGTTATTTACCCGGCCTTGGTTTCTACGGGACTGGGCTTATTAATCTTATTGGCGGCTTAGCGAAGTCAGCCACATCAATCCTCAGGCAGTTGGTCGATGCAGGGACGCTAGCCAATTTACCTGCCGGCCTCAAGGCCAGAGGACTGCGAATCAAAGGAGATGATTCGCCTTTGATGCCGGGAGAGTTCAGGGATGTCGACGTCCCCGGGGGCGCGATCAGGGATAACATTTTCCCGCTCCCTTACAAAGAACCTTCCAGCGTCCTGTATCAGTTACTCGGCAATATTGTCGAAGAGGGCCGAAGGATTGGCTCCGTAGCTGATGTGGATATTTCTTCAGCGAACCAGAACGCGCCAGTGGGCACAACGCTTGCTTTGCTCGAAAGATCGTTGAAGGTGATGTCGGGAGTACAGGCCCGCATCCATAGTTCGTTCAAGAAAGAGCTGAAGATACTCTCGGATATTATTCATGACTACATGCCAGCAACCTATGAGTATGATGTTGAAGGCGAATTTTCTCGCCTTGATGATTTCGATAAGCGTATCGATGTTATCCCCGTATCCGACCCGAACTCAGCAACAACGTCACAACGAATTATTGCCTATCAGGCGGCACTGCAACTTGCACAGCAGGCCCCTCAGCTTTACAACTTAGGTCAACTCCATCGTCAGATGCTGGAGACCTTGTCTATCCCGAATGCGGATGAGATTGTGAAGTTGCCTGACGACATCAAGCCGAACAATCCTGTGACTGAAAACATGATGATGTTGAAGCAAGAGCCGGTCAAAGCTTTTGACTACCAAGATCATGAGTCACATATTGCCGCACACATGGCGATGCTGAAGGATCCAAAGATTCGGGAGATGGTCGGACAGTCTCCATTTGCGGGAGCAATTCAAGGCGCGATGGTTGAGCACATCACAGAGCACGTCGCATTCCAGTACAGGGATGAAGTCGAGAAGCAGATGGGCGTTCCGTTGCCGAGAGAAGAAGAGCTCTTGCCTGAAGATGTCGAGCGGGATCTATCGCCATTGATCTCTAAGGCCGCTGATAGGGTATTGCAACGTGACCAACAGGAGTATGCGGCGCGTAAGGCGCAAGAACAAGCACAAGATCCGCTCACGCAGATTCAACAGCGCGAGCTTGCAATCAAGGAAGCTGAACTCAAACACAAGATCGACATGGATGTTGCGAAACTTCAGGCGGATATTGCGGGTCGTCAAGCGACTCGTGGGGTTGAGTTGATGCGAATGGAATCTCAAGAGCGCCAAGAAGGTGCTCGTCTGGGTGCTAAAATTGCAACAGATGCAGATAAGCTCTCGAAAGAGGAGCAAATGGAAGGCGTGAAGCTCGGTGTAAAAATAGCCGAGTCAATCGCAGACAAGTAATAAGTGCATTTGCACTTTTATAGGAGACGCATATGTCAGAACTAGAGTATCTGAAAGGGAAGGTGCGCGAGCATATGAATGCTCTTGCGGACCATTTAGCAGGAGGAGGTTGTGCCGACTTCGATCAGTATCAACATGCCACTGGCATGGTCAAAGCGTTTGCAATGATTGAGCGCGAGATACTTGATATTGAAGAGCGTAACAACAGCGCCTAAACGCCTGTCAACCCATGATATACTGTAAGTGCTAAAAAATACGTCAGGATGACGCAGGCACTACGGGCCATAACCGTAAGCAAGGAAGCGAAATGCAGGTTAAGCAGTTCGAGCTAACACCGGAGCTCGAAGAGATTTTGCCGGTGCCTCAGGGTTATAAGTTATTAGTAGCTTGCCCAGAGATCGAAGAAAAGACCGAAGGCGGTATTATCATCGCCAACGAGTATCGAAACAAAGAATCCACAGCATCAATCTTCGGATACGTCATCGAAATGGGTGACGATGCCTATGGTGATCCAGACAAATTTCCACGAGGACCCTATTGCGAAACAGGCAACTGGGTGATCTTTCGTTCCTACACCGGGACACGTTTCAAGGTGCAGGGACAAGAGTTCCGTCTCATCAATGATGATTCGGTAGAGGCAATTGTCGAAGATCCAAGAGGCATAGAAAGAGCATGAGCGAAGAAGAATTGCAGGTGGAAACACCCGAAGAAGACAGTTCAGATTTCGAGTTAGAAATCGAAGACGATACTCCAGAAGAAGACCGTGGTCGCCCACGGAGACCAGATGGAGCAGAGCCAGACATTGGTTCGGAAGAAGAGCTGGAAGATTACTCTGGTAAAGTTCAGAGTAGAATCAAGAAGTTACGCTTTGAATATCATGAAGAACGTCGCCAAAAAGAAGAGGCGCAACGACTCCGTGACGAAGCAATAGCTTTTGCTGAGAAGAAGTTTTCAGAAGCAGAGAATTATCGTAAGCGTTTAACTGAAGGCGAAAACGTCCTTGTCGGTGAGGCAAGGGGTCGTCTCGAGGCCGAACTAGAAAAGGCCAAGAACGCATACAAGCAGGCTTATGAAGTCGGTGACTCAGATGCATTGACCGAAGCACAGATCAAGATGTCTGAGCTAACGGCCAAGAAGTCTCGTTACGATTCATACAAGCCAAAAGAATATCAGCCCGCACAAAACCCATTCCAACAAGCACAGCAGAGAGTCGAGCAACAACAGCTTAGAGCTGACCCTCAAGCAGAGGAATGGGCAAGAAACAACTCTTGGTTCGGGCAGAACAAACGAATGACAGCCTACGCAATGGGAGTTCACGATGAACTCGTATCCAACGGCGTAGACCCAACAAGTCAGGAGTATTACAACGAAATCGACAAGGCTATCGGTGAAGCTTTTCCAAGCGACTCCGGTGCGTCGGTTCGTCAAGAATCAGGCTCCGTGGTGGCCCCGGCGACTCGCTCGTCTAAATCACCCCGCAAGATACGACTGACAACAACACAAGTCGCTCTCGCCAAGCGACTGGGCCTCTCGCCCGAACAATATGCGGCGCAACTTATGAAGGAGAAGCAGTAATGTCAACTCGAGCCCCAAGGGAAACTCAGACCCGCGAAAAAACTGA